GTTCAACTCACCATATTTCTCAAACATGCCAATAACTCTGAGCATGATAGATTTCAGGAGTACTAATTGCATTTTTTTGTCATAGAATACATGGTCTCCTGCAACTGTGTTCTGACTTGGCTGTGCATTCAGATGGTCGTAAATTTTTTGCCAGTCGATACTGTGTGGATTAAGTCCAACAGCAACATTGAATACAAAGGGGTTTCTCTGTACAACTCGACAGAACCCCATGAAACACATTCTTACCAGAATGAGAAAATCAGCAGGGCAACAAAAGAAAACTCTAGTTTTGCATGCAGCAAATTTTTTGTAAGAAACTGGTTCATCTTTCAAAGAGGCACTAAAAATTGGATGCATTCTGATGCCTCGTTTCAAGCGTTCGAGCCTTTCTTCAATACGATTCATGATTTCTGGCGTAAACTCAACCCCATCCTGGAATCTATCGTCTTCTAATGGGACTATAAAGGCTCTCTTTGTTTTCTTCCAAGGATAACCCATGCTGGTGGATTTCTTTATAGAGTCAACAAAAGTGATCCCTGGAGCTCCATTTATTGCAACTTCAATAGGATAAGGATGAAACATTTTCTTTTCTTCATCATTCAACATCTCATCAAAGCGATTGAACATCACATCTAAACATTCATCCAAAACTACCTCATTCATCGTGCTAACTGGCACTACGAATTCAGCTAGTGACACTTGTTGGGGACGCCAATTATCCATGACAGGCCCCACCAACCTTCGTTCCACTATGCTACCACAAACTTCCTTCCCGAAAATGTGAGGAGCTAGTTCAGTTTCATACACATGATGTTTTGGTCTAGTCCTATGACCACCCAATTCACCATGATAAGTGATGTACTTTTCTTTGTGATAGTCTATGTATGACTTCTCACGTTGTAGAATTGGACCCACTATTTCAATGGAACCAACCTCACTCATCATAGGCCTACACCATTCATGTACATCCTCAAGATAGACACGAGTACATGCAACCACACCTGACGAGCGTCGAAATGTGTGTAGTCCAATCACGACTGTGCCATACCCTGTCTCTGCAGTCCAGGGAGCACCCGAATCTCCAAACAAGGTTTCTTGTTCTACTTTGCCCATGAAACAATCATAAGAAAAATGTGTTTCTG